GTGATGCCACCGTTTTTGCGCGCAACTCGAAAAATGCGCGTTGCATCAGGTTTTGAGAATTTCAGGGGGGGCTAAATAAGGCGGGCGGCCGGGAAGCTGGAACTCCCCGACCGCCCTAACACGACGATCTGCTAATGAGATCGCCATGCTTCCGAGCATGGAGTTGATCGATAATGACACTGAAAGAACTCGCCGCCGAACTGAACCAACCCGCCAAGCAGATCCGCAAGTGGGTTGCCGCCGGGATGCCGTGCCAACGCCGCGGCCGGGCCTACAACTTCGACGCCGCGGCCGTCGCCGAGTGGTTGGTCGCCAACGGACACGCCAGGTCGCGGCAGACCGTCCGGACCCAGGCCGAGATCGCAAACCACTTCGGCGTCGCCGATCGGACGGTCGCCTATTGGCGCGGCCGCGGGATGCCCGGCGAGCCGGGCGACTATGACCTCGACGAGATCGAAGCGTGGCGAGAGCGCGAGGGCCTGGCCCGAGTCGATGCCAACAGCGTCAAGGCCGAGGGGCAGCGGATCGACAATGAGCTGAAACAACTGAAGCTCGATCAAGCTCGCGGAACGTTGGTCGCCATCGACGTGATCGTCCGGTTGTTTATCCGACACATCCACGAGGCGAAGGCCATCCTCGACCAGGTGCCCGATCGAGCCGTGTCCGCGTTGCCGGCCAAGACCCCGCGGAAGATACGCACAAGCGTCCGCGCCGAGTGCCGGAAGATCGTCGACGGCGCCTGCCAGTCGATCGCCGATTTATTGACTGCCGAGGAGATCAAGGGTTCCGAGCCCGCCGATTAGCCGTTCTGCTTATGGTTGCTACTCTCACTACAAGCCCGATCCACCGACTCATCGCCGCGGGGCGGGAAGCATGGCGGCCGGCGCCTCGGCCTGTCCGGTCCGAGTGGTGCGTCGAGAATATCCGAATCCCGAGCGAAACGGGCGCTCAGCCCGGGCCGTTCGACATCGACCACAACCACGCCTACGTTCGCGGCATCCTCGACGCGGTCGACGATCCCGAGATCCACAAGGTGACCTGGATCGCCGCCGCTCAGATCGGCAAGACCGAAGCAACCCGGGCCGTCTGTCTTAGCCAGGGAGAGGTCGATCGTGCCCCAATGATGTTTGCCGGGCCCGACCAGATCTACGTGCGCGAGCAACGGGAGCTGATCTACAACATGGCGGAGAAGTCGCCCGCGCTGGCCGGCCGCGTTCCTCCCGAGCGGCTCCGCAACGATCGCCACATCGATCTGGAAAAGTGCCTGATCTATCTCGCGTGGAGCGGCTCGACGCAACGACTCTCCGGCCGGTCCTGCAAGGTGGTGGTGTGCAGCGAGGTCGACCGCTGGCAGAACGATCCGCGGCTGGCCGAGGAACGGACTAAGGCGTTTCCCGACAACTCGACGATCTTCTTCGAGGGCACGCCGATCGGCGTGTCGCCCTGGCTCAGCGAGCTCTACAAGGAAGGCGACCGGCGGACCTTCCGCGTCCCCTGTCCGCACTGCGGCCACTACCAGGAGCTGCGGTTCTTCGTGCATCGCGAGGGCCCGTACAAAGGTTGCGGCGGCGTGGCCGGGCTGAAAGACAAGAGAAACAACTGGAAGACGTCGGAGCAGGCCCGCGTCGGCGCGTACTACCTGTGCGAAAAGGGATGCCGGATCGACGAGGAGGACCGCCGCGCGATGGTCCGCCGCGGGGTGTGGGCCCGCCAGGGCGAGACCGTCCGGCCGGACGGGAAGATCGTCGGCAAACCCAAATACCCGGGCCGCCACGCCACCTTCCACAGCAGCTCGTTGTACGCGATGAGTTTCGGCGACGTCGCGGAGTGTTACCTCAATCGACGCAACAGCCAGGCGGGCCTGCAACGGTTCTGGAACGACTGGCTCGGTCTGCCGTTTATTCCGCGCGGGACAACGCCCCGGTGGAAGGAGCTCGGCCGGCGCCTGGCCGGCGATTATCCGCGGGGATCGGCCCCGCGTGGAGCGTACTTCATTGTCGCCACCGGCGACGTCCAGTTTAACGGTATCTGGTGGCTTGCCCGTGCCTTCGGACACCTGAAAACATCGTGGCTGGTCGATTTCGGCTTCTTCAAGAAGGACCTGGTCGGCGATCCGGAGGACGAGTATCGCGAGGAGAGGCTCGCATCCGATTTCGAGAAAGTCGGCTCGTTGCTCGATCGCCGGTGGCCTCTGTTGGCGGAGAATCCTCGCGGGCTTTCCGCCTTGGCGGTCCGGATCCTGGGCATCGACCGCGGCGGCCGGCCGACCGATACCGATGCCTTCGTCCGCTCGCACCCGGGGTCCCGCGTCGTCGGAGTCTTCGGCGACCCGCACATCGTCCCCGGCACCCTCTATCGGCCGATGAAAACCAAGCGGGATCCCACGACAGGCAAGGTCGAGGCCTTCCAGTATGACGACCCGAGGATCTGGGGCATCGACACGGCCGCCTACAAGTCGGAGATCGCCGACCGCTGGGCGGCCGACCGGACGCAGCCGGGCGTGTTTTGGCTGCCGTCCGACATTCTGGAGACGGACGGCGGCGAAGACTACCTGCGCCAAATCACGGCCGAGAGCCGGACCCTGGAGACGGTCAACGGCCGGAAGTGTGTCCGGTGGACACTCACGAACAAAGGGGCGGCCAACCACCTCGGCGACGACGAGGTCTACGCGAGTTGCCTGGCCGACATGATCACCGGCGACGAGTGGGACTCGACGAAGTGGCCGTCCGACCCGCCGCGAAAACCACCCAAACCATCCGAAGACGCCGGCCCCGATGGGACGGCGGAAGATTTTTCAGCACGATAATCTTGGAGGAACCCATGGCGAAATCGAAAAAGAACAATCCCGACCCGGCGGCCGATCCAGTCGCCGACGTCGAAACCAAGCAGCAAGCAGACCCGCCGGCAGATCCGGGCGCCGACGTCGTAACCGAGCCGCAATCCGACCCGCCGGCAGATCCGGGCGCCGACCCCAAAACGCAATGGTCCACGCTCGCCGTCGCCGAGCTGCTCGCGGAGGTGCCTTACAGCCAACTCAAACGTCTGGCCGCGGCTGTTGGCCGCGTTTTGGGGGAGCACGGCTTTGCGGTTGCAGTCCGCGAGGTCGAGAAGAAGAACCAGCCCGAGCCGCGCGAACGGCAGACGAGCAGGCCGGTTTGCCCGCTCCACAAAAAGCCTATGCTTGCCGAAAAAACGGAGCAGTTTTTTACGCGGTACGCCTGCCAAGTCGAGGGCTGCACTGAGCGGCGGAAGCAGCCCCGCCCGATGAATCGCCATCCGGCGAGCCCCGAGCCCGACTTTTCCGCCCGGTAGTTTGGGTGTTTTTTTGACACCCAAACTTTGGGTTTTTACACTAGAAACCGGGCCACGCCGGCGGTTATCGTGAAAAGAGCATGGCTCATACCAACCAGCAGATGCTGGATCTCTTTGACGCCGCGATCACCGATCGCTTTTCCGCCGATCTTGTCGAGCAATACGACGAGCAGGCGATCAACCGCGTCAAGATGATGCCCGCCGCCGATCTCCTCAAGTGGCGGGAATACTATGCCGGCAAGGTGGCCGCCGAGAACGGCTCGGTCGGCGCTCCCGCCTTCTTCCTGGCCGAACCCTTTGACGCATGACGCTCCGCAGTTCCCTCAAGACGATCGCCGACGGCTTCCGCGAAGCCATCACCGGCCGCGCGGCTCCCCAAGGCGCCGAGCCCTACCGCGGCGGCGAGATCAATCGGCTCAACAAGCCGTGGCAGCCCGAGAAGCTCAGCGGCGACGCCGCGATCAATCTCAACTGGGATCTCTTAACTCGCCGGATTCGCGACCTGGGCCGCAACGATCCGGCCTTGATTGCCCTAAAGCGGGCCCAGCTCGACCACGTCGTCGGCGACGGGATCGGTACCACGGCCTCCGTGAAGGTCGGCGACGAGCTGGACGATGAGTTCAATACCGAGGCCGACGAAGAGTGGGACTGGTGGCTCGAGAACGAGGCCGACGTCAGTGGCAAGTTAGGCTGGCCCGATCTTCAGCGACAGGTCTACGGCGAGATGCTAGAGACGGGCGAGGGGCTGCTGTTGGAGTGTGCCCGCAACGATCCGGCCCGGCAAACGCCGCTGTGCTACCAGTCGCTCGAGGCCGAGCAGCTCGACGCGAACAAGGACCAACCGCCCCGCGACGGTCAAAACGAAATAATCCGCGGCGTCGAGGTCGACCGGTGGAAGATGCCCGTCGCCTACTGGCTCTTCGACGTCCACCCGGGCGATTACCACCATTTTTCGCTGCAATCGGTCCGCGTGCCCGCCGAGCGAGTGCTCCACGTCACGCTGCCCGGGCGTCCGAGCCAGGTCCGCGCGGCGTCGCTGTACAACTGCATCACGATGACGGCCCGCGATCTGGACAACTACCTGGGCAACGAACTGACCGCCTCGAACATCGGATCACTGTTTACCCTCGTCCACAAGACGCAAACCCCCGGCACGGGGATGGGGTTCACCGGCGACGGTACCGACACAAGCACCACCGACGACGCGGGCAACCCGAAGCTCCGACTCGGTCGCGGGATCGTCTGCCAGATTCCCCACAAGGACACCATCGAGCCGGTCGAGGCGAGCCACCCCAACCGTGATGCAAGGGTGTTCACTGATTTAATGCTGCTGCTCCTGTCGATGGGCGGCAACGTTAGCCCCTACCGTTTGACTCGGGACTATTCCGGAACGACGTACGTCGCCGCCCGGGCCGCCCATCTCGACGACCGGGCCGCCTTCCGGCCGATGCAAGGCTATCTGGCCCGGACCCTATGCCTGCCGGTCCGGCGCCGCTGGACCGAGTTGGCCGTCGCCGGCGGCGTCATTACGAGCGTCTCCGCGCAGCAGTTCCGCCGGCAGCAACGCCGCTGGCAGCGCGTGAAGGTTGTCCCTCCGGCTTACGAGGACATCGATCCCGAGAAAGCGACCGACGCCGACATTGCGGCCGTGGGTGCGGGATTCGCCACGCAAGAGGACGTCTGCGCACGTCGCGGAAAGAAGGACTGGCGGCGTGTCATCCTCCAGCGAAAGCGCGAGATTGCCTTTGCGAAGAAGCACGGCGTTCCGACGAACTACGACCGACCGAGCACGCCCGCGAAACCGAGGGCCTCCGACGAACCCAAACCGACCGAGGAGCGGACATGACGAAGAAGCACCAGATCCGTCACGTCGTTTCCGCAGTGTATAGCACGCCGTGGGCGATCACCCGCGCGAAGCTCGACGAGATCGTCGACCTGATCGATCGCCGTAGCGAGGGACACCTGACCGAGGCCCAGATCGAGGCGCGACTCAAGGAGATCAAGACTCCCTCGTCGAGGTACCGCGACGACGAAGACAACGAAGACGATCGCCCCTACAGCGTCGTCAACGGCGTGGCCATCATCTCGCTCTACGGCGTACTGGGTCCGCGGATGAATCTCGTGATGAGCTTTTCCGGTGGAACGAGCACTCAGGAATTCCAGCGGGCCGTTGACATGGCCATCGACGACGACGAGGTCCGGGCGATCGTGCTGGACGTCGACAGCCCCGGCGGCAACGTCCTGGGCACTCCGGAGGCCGCCGAACGTGTCGCGCTGGCGGCCGCCAAGAAGACGGTCGTCGCCGTGGCAACGGGGATGATGTGCAGCGCAGCCTACTACATCGGCTCGGCCGCCCCGACGGTAGTTGCCTCGAAGAGTTCGCTCGTCGGCTCGATCGGCGTCTATTCGGTCCACGCCGACTATTCGGCGGCCGAAACGCTCTCAGGCGTCAAGCGGACCGTAATTCACGCAGGCACCAATAAGGTCATGGGAAACTCACACGAGACGCTCAACCAAGCCGGCCGCGAATCGATGAAGGGCGAAGTCGACGACTATTACGACATGTTCGTCGCAGCGATCGCCGACCACCGTGGCGTCTCGATCGATGTCGTTGAGACACAGTTCGGCCAGGGCGACGCCATGGTCGCCTATAAAGCCAAGGAACGCGGTCTGATTGACCGCGTCGGCACCCTAAGCGAAATCGTTGCGGAGTTGGGCCAGGATGCGAATCCCAAATCCGCTGGACAGTCTACTTCTTCCATTACCCTCCAAAAGGAGAATTCAATGGACAAACTGATGAAAGCCCTCATTGCCCGGAACCTGATCTCCGGCAGTGACAATAAGCAGGCCGCCTTTGCGGCCGTCCGCGGTTGGTACGCTGCCCGTAGCGAGGACGTGCCGACCGGCGACGACAAGGAAATCGACTGCGAACAGGTCGTCAAGGACTTCGAAGCGGCCGACAAGCCCGAGACGCCCAACGGCGAGCAGGGCGACACAAAACCCAATCCGGCGGCGGGCGAGCAGCAAAGCAGCTCGACCCCACCGCAAACCCCAGCCCCGAAACCCGAGTCCCAAGCAGACCAGACTCCCGAGCAAATCGCCGCCGCCGAGCGGTACCGGATCGGAGAGATCCAGGCGATCGCCGAGCAGTTCCGCCTCGACGCATCCGTCGCCGAAGCGGCGGTCGACGGAGGGACCTCGGTCGAGAGCTTCATTAAGGAGGCCCGCACGAAGATGGGAGACAGAGACAAACCGGTCGGGCGGATCGAGCCCGGCGAAGCCAGCGCCGACAAGTTTCAGTCGGCCGCCGTCGAGGCCCTGGCCCGCCGCGGCGGGATCGAACTGGAGGGGAACCAATCGCAGGGCGCCGAGCAGTTGCAGTATATGTCGCTGCTGGACATGGGCCGCGAAAGCCTCCGCGTGGCCGGCTGCCGCAGCGTGACGGGCTTGCCCGACAGCCTCGCCAAGGCCCTATTGGGCGATCGCGAGGCCCTGCGCGAGATCGGCGCGGCCGACCGCCCGATGCACGGCCCCGGCTCATTCCCAAACATCCTTTCCGGCCTGGCAAGCCAGGTCCTTGAGACCGCCCCCCGCTACGCCGACACGACGTTCCAGCACTGGGCGCACAAGCGTCCGAGCGTGCCGGACCGCCGCCCGCAGACGCTAATCCGCTTCGGCGAGTTCGGCGAGTTGCCCGAGCACGTCGACGGCGACGACTTCGAGCAATCGACCGTCGAGGAAGACTACTCCTGGATCCAAGCTGCGGAGTACGGCGACAAGTTTGGCCTGACTCCGATGATGATCGAGCACGACGACCTGGGCGCGTTTATGGACGCCATGAGCGACAAACAGAACGCCCACGACGCCACGCTCAACCGCCTCTGCCTCGATCTTCTGACGGGCAACGTCGCATGTGCCGACACCGTGGCCCTGTTTCACACGGCCAGCCACGGCAACGACATCGCGGCCGGCGGCGGCGCCGCCCCCTCGGCCGCCCAACTCTCCGCGATGCGGCTGCTGCTGCGTCGCCAGACGGGCATCGGCGGCCTGCGGAAAATCAACCAGACCGTCCACGGTCTGTTGATCCCCGAGGATCTCGAAACCGTTACCGAGCAACTGCTCGAAACCAACGTCCGCGTACTCCCGACGACGACCGCGACCGGCGAGATCTGGCGGGGCCGCGTCAAGTGGTGGGTCGAGCCGATGTTGGCGACCTACTCGGCGGCCGTCTGGTATGCCTTCGCCGACCCGGCCCGAGCCCGGTCGATCGTCTACGCCTACCAACGAGGCTACGAAAACATGCGGACCGAGAACTACTACGATCCGTCGAACGAATGCCGCTGGTGGAAATACAAGGGCCGCTTCGCCGCCGGCATCAACAACTACCGCGGCGTAGTGAGAAACGCCGGGGCATAAGCCCGACTGATTCCGCACGCGCCGATCTCCGGCGCGTGCGTTTCGATATTTCGAGGACCCCCCAACACAACACCCTCACGAGGACTTACCCGTGAATACAATGCAAAAAGATTTCGTCTTCGTCGGCGACGAGAACCCGCCGGTCGTCGGCAGCCCCGACGGCTCGGTCTGGCGGTCGAAGACCACCAAGACCGCCGGGACACCCACCGTTCTCACGGACAACGGCTTCATGGTCCTGTCGCTCGATGCGACATTGGAGGACCAGGTGGCCGTGCTCTACATGGGCGACGAATTGCCCTTCGACCTCGACAACCTGTTGACGCTGGACATCTGGGCGAAGCTCTCGACCGCGTCGTTGCACGCGGCCATCAGTTGCGCCTTCGGCCTGATCTCGGCCCACAACGACGACCTCGATCTGGTCGCCGCCGCGGCCATGTTCCGCTGCTACGGCAGCAACGCCGTTGTCTGCGAAACCGACGATGGCACGAACGACAACGACGACGTGGCCAGCGGGCTCAATCTGGCAACGACCGTCAAACGGTTCACGATCGACTTCGCCAGCGGCATCAAGGCCGTCGTTCCCCCGCCGAGCGTCGGCGGCAAGGGCAACGTGTTGTTTTCGGCCGACGACGATCGTGTCAACCTCCGCCAGGTCGCCCGGGCGACGCGGTTCGACATGTCGAACTACAACAGCGGCCTCCAGTTGTTCGCCCAGATCCAAAAGGGCGCGGCCTCCAGTGTGATCGCCGCCGACGTCTCGGCGTCGCTGTCGATCCAGCGGTACCGCGTCAAATGGAAAACCGACTGAGCAGGGCCTGACAGGATAACAGGATGAAAGGGATCGAAACATCCCGGCCATCCTGTAATCCCGTCAAATAAATCATCCTGTCGAGGACCCGAGAATGGCGGTGACCAGTTTGAAGGACCTGCGCGCCCAGATTGCCGAGAGCGGCAAGACTCTCGGTAACACGGACCACTTTGCCGAGACCGCCACCGTCCGGCCTCCGAGCGGCTCCGAGCGATCCGTCGTCGTCTCGATCCTCTACAACCGCGACGACGACGTCTACGAGGACGTGAATGAGCGTGAGGATGAGGAGCTGACCGTCCAGGTCGCCAAGGACGAGAGTTGTGCCCGGGGCGGCATCGCCACACCCGAGATCGGCTACTCGCTCTTGAGAGCTTCCGACGCGCCCGACGCGCCGTGGTCCTTCCACCGCGTGTCAAAGGACCTTGACCACTCGTGGATCCTGATTTTCCGCCGCCGCCGGCCGACGCGGTACGGGCCGGCCACGCGGTAAAAAACCCCAAAACTCGAATCGAAGCAGAAAATGGACAGAGGAACCGGCGTTATCACGACACCGATCCTCGGCCTCGAAAGGCTCGTCGCCGAGAGTACGGCCTTCCAGCGCCGTCGAAAGGTATCGAACGACGTCGAGGCCCGCAAGCACATCCACCTGTTCGATTACGAAGACCACCCGAACACGCTGAAGCGAGCCCGGCCGTTTGCGGCCATCTGGCCGGCCGACCCGGTGATACTGAGCACGATCGCCGGGGGAACCCGCAACTGGATGATCGCGGCGGGCGATCTGGTGCTGATCCTGACCGACAACGACAACTACCCGGGCCGCGACAACCGCCGCCGCTCGGGCCTCGACTTCGCCGGGTTCGTTGAAGGCGTGATCCGCGACGTCCGCAACAACGCCGGCCGCGACGATCGGCTCAACGTCCGCGGGCTCGAAACGATCCTGTTCGCTCACTCGGCCAGCCGCGACGCCCCGTCCGGCGAGTTTTGGGAGGCCGCTTTCCAGGTCCATTGGGGCATGGGGAGATGATATAAGTGAATGTTGCCGTACTACGTCAAAATCGAATTCGATCCCGACATCGCGATCTCGAAGCGCGCCCGCAACGAGATGCTCCGCGCCGCGCACGGGGCCCAGGCCCTCGAATGGCACCGGAAATTCGTCAAGCTCCACTTCGACCAGCCGGCCCGGTATCGTTATGGTTACGCCCGGAGGAAGTACCAGCGTCGCAAAGAAGTCGCGGCAAAACAAAAAGCGCGGCGGGTCCGCGTGAAAATGGGCGGTCGCCGCGACCTCGTCTACTCCGGCCTGACTCGCCACAAGATGCTTCGCCCGCCGTACGTCCGCGCCTATCCGACCCGGGCCCACTTGACGTACGCGACGCCGAGCTACGTCAACACCAACTACCGTCCGGGGCGGCCGCAACTGGGCAAAGAACTGACGGCCGTGACGCCCGGCGAGATTCGGCACCTGGAAAAAACGATCGAGGTCAAGATCAATCGAGACCTACGAGACCTAAAGGGCCGCTATGCCAAGCGGACTGTAATCATCCGATGAACTAGGAGGCTCCCCATGGGAAGCGCCAACGAATACTATCTGCACGGAATCCTGCTGCCGGCCGGGACCTGGATCTCCTCGTTGCAGGATACGACGCCGAAGGCGGCCGTGCAGCACATTACCGAATACTCCCCCAGCGCCGTGGTGCCGAGCTTCCGCGGCGGCTACGGGGCCCGGCCCGAGATCAGCTTCACGACGCCGCAGATCAAGACGATCCTCGACACCTGCGGCATGGCCGGCGCCGACCTCTCGGCCGGCAACGTCGACCTCTACTACAAGCGGGCCACGAACCTCGGAAGCCGCGAGGCGATCGCCGACCTCGATCACCTCCGAATACGATGCGTCCAGTCGATGCTCGTCTGGGACCGGATCACCGCCCGTCAGGA